CCGCCTTCTTGATGTGAGCCATCGGCGTTGCGCCCTTTACCACTCCCTGCGTAAGAATCCCCAATGTTCACCCACAAAGTGCCGTCATCACGAAGCACCCGCTTTACCTCACGAAAGACTGATACGAGGTTTTGAATGAATTGTTCGGGTGTTTTTTCCAATCCTATTTGAAAATCCACCTTAGTCGCACCACATTTGGTGCAATCGCCACTATCAAGTGCGGAGTTATTGCTTCCTCTCCCCTCACGATCAATAAAATTCCTATTATTGCCCAACACCACGCCTTCGTGTTCACAATCCGGGTTTCCCCCTTCCCACGAACCTGTGCCATAATCCCTCAAAGCATAATAGGGCGGAGAGGTCACACAGGTGTGGATAGATTTTTCGGGTAATTCTTTCAAGCGTTCAAGACAATCACCCTCAAGCACAAAACAGTCGTCTAACAATTTTCTCATTCTCCACCCTCCAAGTGCTGAGTGTAGCGAGGACAGAATTCTTTCAATCCACACCACGGGTCGCAAATGTTGTATTGGCGGTATTCGGGGATGAGGGCAAACATTGACCCCTCCCCATCGCCCTTGTATCGCCTGTGCATACGAATCAGGTTGTGCATATCAGCGAGCATTTCACCGATTTCTTTCACTCTAACGGGTTCAACATGACGGAATATCTCGCTTTCTTCTGTTTCGCCTTGAAGCCCCTTTGTGTGATCCCAACCCCAATGAGTGATTCGTGCTGAATTGTCCGTTTTACGAAGCAACCACACATAGAAAGCCATTTCCTTTCTCATGCTGTTGTATTTGAAGGGCTTATCCTTCCACAAGCCCGTTTTCAATTCGTGAATATGAAGTGTGCCGTCAGGGTTGGTGAAAATCCTGTCAATGAATCCCGTGAAGTGAACCAATTGCTTGATGCCATCCACCTCAACCTCAACCACATCATCAACCAACAATTCGTTTCCTGTCGGCAAAAAATTAACGGGATCTGACGACAAAAAGCGTTGCACCTCAGCAACACGATAACGGTCTAAGTGCAAATCCTCATCAAGCGTGAAAACCTCTTGGGGCTTTTTGAGTCCCGTAGCATCAGGCATACAATTTTGAAAATACATATCCACCTTATCGGCATCAAGACCCTTCGCATATTCAATATCCACATTGTCATAGAATTGCTCAACGATGTCGTGGACATTTGTTCCTCTCAACATATCATCGTTCTGTGGCTCTTTCATGCCGATGATGCGGCCAATGAAATATTGCTGAGCGCAAAAGGTGGAGTCACCGAGTGATGATTTGCTCATTCTCAAAATGTAATTTTGCTTCATGCCGGGATGCCATGCGTATGTTGAAAACAACCCTTCACGGTTCGGCACAGGGTATGCTCTTGGTGGTTTGTGTTCAATCATGTGTATCACCATAAAGAAACGGGTCTTGAAGCATCGGCTGTGGGTTCACTCCAACCCATAGCCTCATAGATAAGTGCAACGGGTGCAATCACTTGTTTTTGCACGATTGTTGTCAAATCAAGTGGGAGTGAAGCCAATTCCTCATCGGTGCGATACGCTTCAATCCCACGCTTTGTGTAAAGGTGTGGGACTCCATCGCCATCCTTGAAGTGCAAATGCTTAGGGGCTGTGAGGTTGTATTTCTTTGCCGCACCTTGAAAGCCACCCTGTTGTCCATACCTCTCAGGGTCTTTGCCCAAGCGTGAACGCATGGTCAAGTGTTTGCGAGGGATAGAGCCTGACTTGACTTCTTTGATGATGCCATAAACGATGTCGTCAATAGCATCACGATCAGCCAAGTCCCGACACAACGCCATGAATGCTTCGCCTTGGACACGCTTGGTGATTCGTGATGCGTTGCTCTTTTTGTATTCAAAACCTGTCACATGGAGTGATTCTTTCGGCCAAACGACCCAACCAAAATTGCGATTCTTCTTTGCGGCAATCCACGCCTTCATAAATTTCTCAAATTCAACAACAAACCTATCACTATCAAATTCCTCCTGTATGATTTGTGTCAAACGCTCGGCAATTTCCTCACCGTTGGCTTCACCGATTGAAATGTAGGCACTATCGGTGTGACCTGCGAGGGCAGGATAGCCCATGTCATCGCATATTTCCATAAGTCGCCCAACCAACGAGCGACCAACATAGGTGATAGCCGATGCGACTTCAAGGTGGCTCTCGCCGTGTCCTGTGTGTCCCATCAAGCCATAGACCGATGCGGCGGCACGCTTGAATGCCAATTGGAGTGTGTTGAAACCTGCATATTCCTGTGAATTGGGTTCGTGTTTTTTCATTTCCGCCTTTGCACTATTCCTCGCCTCAGCGAGATCAATCTGCAATTGGGGGAGAACACCCATTTTGCCCTGATACCAAATAGAACCGTTCCCCAATGTCCGTGTTTCATCACCAACCTCATAGCGAATTGTTTCCGGGCTGATGTTGTTTCCTCGTTGGATTTCAGCATACATAGCCCGGAAGTCAAAGACACCCACATTGGTGAAACGACCCACTTTCGGTTCAGCCACAAAGCCACCCGATAATTCCCCGTCTGTTCCTTTGTGGTATGTCCCTGTTGGTGATGCCCATGTTGCTCTCCTGCGTAGGAGTCCTCGTGCAAAACGACTGACGGTGAACACGGATGAGAACGATACCCCACACACGCGCTGTAAAGCCATGAAGAAGCGACTGACATGGTATTCACGGTCAATCCTATCGGTGAGCAAAATGTCGCCCCTGTGGTATGCACAGAACGCCTCAAAATCCTCCAACCACATATCGTGGTGAGTCATTCCTTTCATGTCCACCTTCCACCACTCAGGATTGTTGGGGAACAATAATTCACCCACCGCACCAAGTCGCCTATCGGACAATTGACCGTTTCCTCCATCGCGCCACACTCGCTCAAAACCATGATTCCTGTCAGCCAAGTCAAGAGTCATGCGACCAAGCATGATCTGTGTTCCTTCTTGATACACACCTGAGCGTGGTAAATGGGTCATTGGTGGTGAAGCACATTGAATGGGCGAAGCCCAATCCAAAGAAAGACCATGATGTTTGAACCGCTTGTATAGCATCGGCCAATCAGCGCGGTTGCCCGCCCATGTGGTGATGAGGTCAGGGTTCAATTCCTCAAACGCCTGTGCAAATGCCTCAAGCATTTCCTTCTCGGAACGATATGGTTTGAGAACGCCCTCGTAGGTTGGATGCCAAGTCCATGTGCGAGCAACCACTCCATCGGTGGTGTAGCCGAGCATGGTGATTTCATTGTCTTGATTCCACTCCATGTCAAAGCCACCTGCCTTAACGATGTTGTCAAACCAATCAGGCATATCACCTGCCTCGTATGTATCAATACAAAAACGATCAACGAAGTGAATGTCGGCTTCCCATGTGTCACCTGCGATTTCCCGCATAGCCCGTATGTCCTTTGAGGTCGGTGCAACCACTTTTCGCAGGGTGCGACCATGAGGGTGTTCTTTGCTTGGGAGTGAAGTGGCTGTGTCCTCAGTCAATTCCCAACCAAAGAAACGAGCATCATACATTTGAGTCAAACGCTCTATCAGGCGTTCATCATCAAGCACATAGAAATACGGTTTGAAGTCATGGTGTTCCTCAACCAATGACCCGTCAGGCTTTCGCCACCGAGTGAAGATGCGTTCTTCTTCGTCATTCGTGATGTATCGCTCAACAATCATTGTAATCACTCGGCTTCTTGCCGAGGTGCTACAATGACGGTTGTGCCGTGTTCCTGACCCTCATCGGCTTCGTGACGAAGCAGGAGAGGTGTGTCAGCACCACACGACAAATGGATAACACCACCACTCGGCATAGCCTTCAGTGCATCCAACAACCAAGAACCAAACCAAATGGATGTTTCTTCTTCAAGACAGTCACTTTGAATCGCTTCAATCGTATGTTCAATGCGAATACCATCACGCTGAACCACATAGACCAATTCATCGCCCGACACAATCAAGCAAAACAACGCCCCGCCGTTGATTGACGAACCGATTTTTTGTAATGCACGAACCGTGTTTGATTCAAATTGGTATTTGTATGTGAAGTCCGATTGTCCGAAGTGAGCGTAGTCAGCACCCCGTGATTCCTCAAGGGTGTTCAGCAATTGTTCAACACCCGCTGACGAAGTGGCCGAAGCCAATGTCGGGATGCGAAAGAACGACCCACCTGACATGATGGTGAGGGTATCACCGTCACAGGAGAGTCGGATTTCGTTTTCCTCCGTTTGTGGTAAATCCTTGACGAGAGAAATGATTGTGCCGATTTGACCCATGACAATGTTTCCTCCTTCAACAACATCAGCACCCGCCCAACGATTGATGAAGAAGGCACGATCTGCCGTTCCCGATGCGTAAATGCGTTGGGTTTCTTCATTTGCATGGAGAACGAGGTCATCCATAGCCGAGAAGCCTGACATGAACGAATTGAAGTGGTTGCGATTGATGACGACTTGAACCATCACTCATCACCTCCTGCGATGTCAAATTCACCCTTCTTGAGTCCATCCCAACCATACCATGTCCCGCCCTCGTTGTTGCGTTCAAAGAGCAAATGTCGGCCACCCGATTGGAGAGATGTGCGGTTCGCCACGACTCGTGCATAACCACGCACAACGCCCGTCAATTCACCGTTCTCATCCCGTTCCTCTTCAATTTCGGTATAGACCACTTGTTGAAGGTGTCCTTCGGTGTCCTTGAGCCACTTGGGTGAGTCTTGACCCACCAATTCGTTGCCCGTGTTGTCGTATGCGGGTTTCATGTGAGTGATGACATACGCATGGACACCACCACGACACAATTCACGGAGAGCGACCATAGCGGTTTGGTATCGTGTGGCACGAATGTTCCAATTGAAACGACCAATCTGTGTGGTTGCCTTCTTCCCGGCCACAGCAATACCATCAACACCCAATTCAAGGTCATCCACCTTCATGCAGGTTTCAGTGATGTGAAGCCAATGATCTGCCCCATCAAACACGACAGTCTTGAGGTATGGCTTGGGCATTTTACCATGTTCCATGAAGAAATTGTTCTGTTCCTCCATTTGTGCCTGTGCCGCCTTGAGAATGTCAATGGTCTGTTGAAAGGTCGCAGGGAAATCATACGGCACACGACTGTTTCCATAATTGAAAACCCACGGATTGAGAACAACAATGTTTGCCGCCTTATCCTTGTGGTGTGCCGCCTTCGTGGTTTCACCACCAAGGTCAAAGTCAATGTGCCAAATTTCAGCACCATTGGCGATTTCATCAGGGGTGAGGCTGTCAAGCACCATACCCGTTTTACCTGTTTTGGGATTGCCTGAAATACCGCACATCACATAGGTGTCCTGTCGGACAGCCATAGTGCGTGCTGACTGAATCATGCGAGCGATGACCGGGTTCATGTTGGCCGATGCGTTGAATGCGGGTGCTTGGTGAGCAACCGCCTGTGGCTTTGGCTTGGGTTGTTGTGGTTTAGCCTCAGCCTGTGGCTTTGGCTGTGGTGTGGGATTCGCTTGAGCCTTCGGCTCAGGCTTTGGTTCAGCACCCTTGACGGGTGGCTCAAAATTGCCCTTCTGTTCCTTGAATCCATCCAAAAATCCTGTTCCCGACATCACTCATCACCTCCGACACCAAATCCACCGAGATTGCCGAGGTCATTGGAGTCCTCGCTCGGTTTCTGTGCGGGAATAGATTTGTTGGGAATGGCGTAAATGCCATGTGCGTTGATTTTGACGACATCCTCACCGTTGGTGTTGGTATAGGAGTCGGTGCGACCAACAACCCAAATGCGAGAACCACGAGCGTAAGGTAGCCACTCGCCACCCTTCAACACATTCATGGCGTTGAATTTGTCGTGGTGGATGCCACTCACACCGATGCCAATGCGAGCGTTGGGATCTTCTCGTCGCAACACCTGATTGGAGATGGAGAGGTAATAATCACGACCCGTTGAATCCCATTGGGACTCACGACCTTCGTGATTGATGTCCATGACACCCCCAACGATGACAACCAAAGCACCATCGTAGCGTTGCACACCGTTCCTGTCCACATAGGACTCGGTTCGGTTTGTCATGTGATGGTCAAGCAAATCACCGAGATTGACGAGTGCTTCCCCACAGGTTGTGAGGAATTGCTCAGGTTTGAAGAGGGATGCACCCGCTTCACGATTCTGTTCGGGAATCCAATCAAGACCGTAGGCACAGGCAGGGTTGCTCACGGACAGCGTTGCCCCTGAGCCATTCCAACCCTCAGCGTCAAATTCGCCCTTGATGAGAACAGGTTGCCACAATTTCCAATCGTGGTCTGCCGCCTCCCATTGACCTTCAACCTTGACGGTAATTGGCCCTTCGGACAAGAATTTCTCTTTGGTGTTGCCGTGAAAAGTCCAAACACTCTTCGTCATGTAGGCGAGTGTAGGAGTGTTGTCAGGCTTGAGCATGGAGATGTTCACCTTCTCGTTGATG